AATCAGGTCAAGATCAACAAGCACGGTGCTCGTGTGCCGTTCTCTTGGGAAGCCGTCATCAATGATGAATGGTCCTTCATCCAGAGCCTGCCGGGTCAGCTCGCCAAGTTCGCCAAGAACACCGAAGAGCTGGAAGCCGTTGGCGTCCTGACCTCCGCTACCGGCCCGAACGCTGGTACGTTCAACTCTGGCAACGGCAACGTTTCCAGCCACAACTACCTGCTGTCGCTGGACGCTCTTGAGCTGGCCAAGGTTGAGGTCAAGAACCGCAAGGTCAATGGCAACTACCTGTCCGTCACTCGCTGGGCACTCGTGGTTCCGTCCACGATGGAGGATCAGGCCAAGCGCATCCTCAACCTGTCCTCGCTTGAGGTTACTCAGGGCAACCTGAAGTACGTCACTCAGGCCAACACCAGTGACATTACTCTCGTGGTCAATGACTGGCTGACCCAGATTGACAAGTCCGCGAACGCTGCTAAGACTTGGTACCTTGTCCCGCTGAACGGCACGGACGGTACCCGCTCTACCATCATCGTTGGCTTCCTCAACGGTCACGAAGCCCCTGAGTTCCGTCAGTCCGGTAACACCGGCCTGTACCTCGGCGGTGGCTCTGTGCCTTCTCTGGAAGGCTCGCTGCTGAATGACGACGTTGAGTACCGCGTCCGTCACGTAGTGACCGGAGCTTACCTGTACCCGCAGGCGCTCTTTGCCTCTACCGGCGCTGAAGGTGCTGCACCCAGCACCCAGCCGACTGTCTAGTCTCTAGACCCCTAAGACCCCCGCTCACAAGGCGGGGGTCTTTTGCGTTCTGTGGTAGTGTTTGGCCTATGAAAAACCTATCGTACACAGCCAAGTTCCACATATTCAACTGGACCGCCTTTGCCATTGCTGTCCTGAACTGCTTCCTACAACTCGCGGTGCTTGACACTCTCTGGACTATCCTTTGGGGTATCGGCTTGTTCTTCTGGGGGATGGAGCGAGGTCAGCGCAAGGAACGTATGCGCCGTGTGAAGGCTCAGACGGTCAACTTTCACTTCACTGGGGCTGTGGTAGGATAGTTCCTAGACGTTCTGAGAATACTCCGTCCAAGCAAAGCCCCCGTGACCTCTCTCCCACGGGGGCTTTGCTTTGCCCTGAGCTAACTTGACAACTGCTAGAATAGATGCTATGGCCAACATTTACCCTCCCGACTACACCAGTCCACTGGGACAACTCCGCGCGCTTCTGTTCCAGACAGAGCGGTACGTTGATCCAGCCAACCCAGACCTCCCGGCAGACTACCTTGTGCCGGATACCCAGCTCAACGCTTACCTTGCGATCAACGGTGACAAGCTCTACGCTGCTGCCTCAGATGCACTTATCGCACTGGCAACAAATGAGAACCTTGTTTCCAAGAAAATCCGCACAGAGGGCGGCTTGCAGACTGACGGCCCCGCCGTCTCCCAGCGGTTGCTTGACCTTGCCAAAGAGCACAAGGCTACCCAGCGCGGCCTTGACGAAGAGGCTGGCTATGCTGACGCCTTTGAGATTGTTCCCTTTGCCCAGAACGTCCCCCAGTGGCCTATCCGATGAGCGGCATTTTCCATCCCCGCTGGGTCTTTCACCACCGGCCAGCAGCAGACTCCGGGGGTCTTGCCCGTGTGCTCATTGAGCGAGTTACCGCCGCTGGCGAGTACAACTTTGACACGGGTGAGGTGGACGGTGACACGGCCATTCCCATCTACCGGGGCAGTGCGCAGATTCAAAACATTGCCTTCCCGACCAACCGGGACTTCATTGAGGACGCGGCCAAGTTCCAGCGCATGAAGGTCACGCTGGGATTTGACACGAATGAGCTAGAACCCAAGGCGTATGACGTACAGGTGAATGACCGCGTCTACGTGCTTCAGAACCACTCCGATCCTGAGAAGGTTGGCACGTACTACTACGTCCACGGGGAAGAGTCCAGCAGCAATGCTTGGCAGCGAGTCCTGACAGCTCAGACCAACATGAAGCAGCGGTAATGGCGGGGGCAGGCGTACAGGGCCGCGTGGCCCTACGGGAAGGGCTGCTGGGATTTAGCAAGGGTGTGCTAAAGCAGACTCAGGCACACGCTCAGGACATTGCCCTCAAGTCTGCCTTCCTTGCTGAGAACGTCGGCAAGAACACCATCATGACCACGCCCTCATCCTTGCGCGAGGGGAAGCCTGACCGCTACTGGACTGGTGCAATGTTCAATGCCTACACGGCTGACGTACACCAGACCGGCAACAGGATCACTGTCAAGTGGGGCTGGGTTGACACCAAAAAGAAATACTTCAAGACACAAGAGTACGGCGGCTTCTTCCTCGGGAAGACCATCACACCGATGCACGCGCTGACCAACTCCTACGTGGCCGTGAAGAACTACCTACACGATGAGGGAATCAAGTGAGCTACCTAGACGTACAGGATGAGATTAGCGCTCAGCTACGCACCATCCCCAACGTGGACTTCTACGAAGGTCAGTTGAGTGATGAGGCTTTCGCTGCTCTCGTGGCTGACTCCAACCAGATCAAGCCGTTCATCACGGTTTCCTATGGCGGTCTGATCGACCCCCGCCGTCGTGTCAACGGGATCACCGGAGCCAAGGCCAGCAGCCAAGACACCACGTTCGTTGTCCGCACGGTGGCCAACACAGACCGTACCTCGCGCAAGGCGCTACAGCTTGTCCTTGACAAACTGATCGGCTTTGTGCCCACTAACTGTAGCGAAATCGACACGGCCTTGTTCGGTGGCACAGGGCAGGTGTCCTCGCTGGGAAACCCCACCCGTTACGCGAGCGTGCAGGCGCTCCGTGTGCTCGTGAATGACCCGTACACTTCGGTGACGGCGTAGCTTATCACGACTCTGCTATTATTGAAAGAGACGAAAAGGAGTTGACAATTGGCTGAAGATACTGTAGTGGCCGTTCACAAGGTGACCGGCATTATCTCTGAAGTGCCTGTCCATTTGCTTGACCTGATTCCGGCCCTTGAAAAGGCGACGGAACGGCAGATCAAGATTGCACACAACAAGCTGGAAACCGAAATTTACGGTGCGCCGCTCAAGGATGGGGTCATTCCCGTTGAGGACGCTGCCCCTGTAGCCAAGGCCAGCGACTCTACTGAAGGTGGTACCGCGTAATGGCAAAGATGATGAGTCCTAACACGACTATCTGGTGGGTTACTGACGCAGCCTACGACCCCGATTCTCCGTCTGCTGCCAAGCTGACCAACGCCGCAAACATTTCTTGCGCCATTGTCTCGGGCTACACGTTGAACGCTACGGACTCTGATACCGATGACAGCACCAGCATTTGCGACGGTGCCAACGCGGGTGTACCGACGTTCTACAACTACGAAGGCAACCTGACCTTCTTCCGTGACGCTGACGTTATCGCAACCACGTCTGACTTCGCCAAGGCGTTTGCGTTCTTCAAGGACGGCAAGGCTTCCGGCTACCTCGTGCGTCGTGTGGGCTACCCGTCCACCGCTGCTGCTGTAGCCGGTCAGAAGGTGTCCTCGTACAAGTTCATTTCGGACAACCCGCAGGACGCTGTACAGGACGGTGGCCCGGTTGAGTACACGGTCCCATTCCTCCCGCAGGGCAAAATGGCCCTTCACAAGACTCTCGTAGCGTAAGGAGCCAGTAGCTAAATGGCAAAGATGATGAGTCCTAACACGACTATCTGGTGGCTGCCGCTTGCCGGTATCGCCAACTTCAATGCACCTACGGTAGCTGAAATTACCGCTGGTATCAACCTGTCCGCAGCAATCGTCACCGGCTACACGCTGGCCGCGACTGACTCTGACACGGATGACAGCAAGACCATCGTGGACGAAGGTAACGTTTCGACGCCGACCTTTGGCAACTATGAGGCTTCCCTGTCCTTCTTCCGTGACGCCATTGGGGACGCGCCCAGCGTGTTCTCCACGGCCAATGACCTCTTCACGGCTGGCCGTGTCGAAGGCTGGCTGGTCTCCCGTCAGGGTTACAAGGCTACGGTTGCCCCGGCAACCACGCAGCTTGTTTCCGTGTTCGGTGTTGTCTCTGACTACCATCAGGTAGTTGAGGGTGACGGCGGCTCTCCGATCCAGACGACTGTGCCCTTCAAGCCCACTGGCTCAATGAAGCTCAACGTCGCGCTGGTCTAAGTTTGACAAAACCCGGTCTGATAGGATAGGGGCTGTAGTCTTCATGACTACGGCCCCTTTTCTTATCTCAGGAGACGAACCATTTTGACTCAGACCCCCGAAGCCATTGTTGAAGACCTCAAGAGCGTTGAGAAGTTTGACCTCCGCTCGGCACTGTCCAAGGTTTCGTACCCCACTGAAGACGTGACTGTCTACCTTGACGGGCACAAGGCACACGAGCTGAACCTCATCCTTGACGAAATCTCTGAGCTTGAGCACAAGGCTGAGGGCCTGTCCGCACAGGCTCAGGGGTCGATGGTGGATGACCCTGAGAAGGAAGAAGTTGACGCTGAGATTGCAGCCCTGAAGGAACAGGAAGCTGCCCTCATCAAGGAAATCTCCGCGTCTGCTCTGACCTTCACCATGCGTGGCGTGGCTCCCGCCGTGTGGCGTCTGATCGACAAGGAAGCCCGCCGCAAGATCAAGCCCCTCACCAAGTCTGAAGAAGATCAGTTTGAGGCTCAGCTTGAGCGGAACCAGTACGTCAACAACGAACTGATTGCCAAGGGTACCGTCAAGATCACCAACGCTGAAGGCGTTGAGGACAACAGCGCGGTTACGGCTGAGACTGCTGAAGCCTTGTTCGATGTGCTCTTGGAAACTGAGTTCATGAAGCTCAAGTCTGCCATTGAGAACCTGACCTT